GAACTTAGTATTCCCTGCACTTGCAAACAAGTATGTCAACGACTTATTCTCGACGCGATATAATCCTTGGTCGTACGTAAATTTAACTAACCAATTGTCTAACGCTATCGCAGCTTGTAAATCAGCTGGCAGAATATTCACCCAAATTTGGTTAGCTTGATCATACTTTATACCAAAATTTACTTGGGCGCGAAGCTGAGTTATCAACGTAGATATTAAATCTGTACTCAAGCTATTTTTGTATGGAGGAATAATCGAATCCAATACTGCCGAATCTGGTACTACTGTTCCAAAGTTAACCATACTAGGAGTGTATGCATCATCATTAGCGATAATACTAGCAACTGAGGCATACAACATATTAGTATCGCCTGATGCAATAGTTGTATCACTGACTATTGTATTTTGAGTAGTGAAGTGAAATCCAGATGGTGCTGTAAATTTTAAACTTGCGCCAACATCGACGTATCGTAAGTTGCCAGAAACTGCGGGCCCAACTTGCTGCACTACCGGGGAGGCGTTGCTATTTGTTAAATTTCCCGACGAACTAATATTACCAATTGTCTGGACTACTATATTACCCACGTTTGGACTCAGTAATCTATCGCATGTTGCATAGTAATAGTTAACCATCTCAGTTGAACTGATCATCGGTATGATATTATTATAAATTGCGCTGTATATATCGTTTGTAGTCAAGAAGTCAAACGTATTAGAACTAATAGTTGTATTACTAGATAGTATGCCATCGTCCCCGATGATATTGGTGCTACTGTATGTACCAGTTGGATCTAATGCATCTAAGTACAAGCTCACTCCAGAGCTAGTACGATTTACAACTTTAACTTTCTGTATGCTAGTGAAACTAGTTTGCGGGAAGATATTATAGTCTTCTCCGGTGATCATACGATTTTGTGTGTAATACTGTTGCGGGGCACTGGCTTTAATACTATCTAAACTCTGAGCTGCCGTAGCATTGGTTACTGTATATTTTAAGCTGGCCGTTACTGTGAGTACCTGACTGGCGCCACGTTTATTAATGTAGTTGAATGCCACTGTTATCAATGACATATCATCCGGGGTGACACTATAGTTGGCACCATTTGCAGTACGGCAATAAAATCTAAAATTTCCCTGTGGGATATTCGCAAAGCTACCGTCACCAAACACTAAATCGACTTGATCGTTTGTTCTGGTATTAATTTGATATAAATTCTTGGATGCTAATTGATTATAAATTACGTTGATGCCCGGTAATGCCGGAACTGCCTCCCATTTAGTAGATGGCGCATTATTAACATCAAGTGAATATAACCAAAAATCAGTATTGTTAATGTTGTTGGTATTAACCGGTGCATAGTTGTTGGGTATTGCATTAGTAATGCCAATGTCTGTACTGTTCAATGCACCTTGCTTGAAGTACATAAAGAAGCCAGTATTATTGCTACCGTTACCGTTATTATCGTTGCGATACAATATGTTGAATGCACCACGGATAGTTGGGTCTGCTTCGTATATATAACTTTCGCCTAATGTAGTGGCACTAACCGCTTCAAATGCTACACTCTGCTCCTGGATTGGCACTTTAAATGACCCAATTGGCAGACTATTAGGATTCAAGCTAATCGAGTACTCATCTGTTTGTATATTGTTGATTAGCTGGCTATTACCAGACTTACCAACTGCTTGGCTCGAAATCAATGATGCGTTTAACACAGAATTAAATTGTTCTAGCCAGTTGTCATTGCTTACGTCATTCCAGTGTATCACTGCATTTGCTAAGTTTATCCCCGAGCTGTCAACAATAGACTCAGTGGTACTAATACTATCAATTTTAAGTAATCCACTGGCGCTGGTTGTACGCTTTGGATTGTAACTTAGCATGCGTGCTAGTTTCAGAATACTGTCGCGGCGTTGTGCAGTGTCTAGAAAATTCTCACGAGCATTTAAATCAGTGCGGAAGCTCAGACTCTGGCCTAAAAAGGCAATCATGTCAATCAATGCTAGATATTCGCTGCTCTCAAGGAAATCATTAAAACTTTCTGGGTAGTAAGTCTTAAGATAATTAATCATACTATTACGTAGCGTTTCGAAGTCGTAGCTAGTAAAGTCAGCATTAGTAAAGGACTGGTATACTTTAGTCCAGTCCTGTTGAACTAATAGATTTGTTTGACGTGTGTTCTGAGCCATATTATTTTACCTGTATAATGTATTTATTAGGAAAATAATATGGTGTGTTAATTAGTCGTTAATGTCTTAGAGTTGCGGTCGAAATTCAATGATATAGTTTCAACTTGATCAGTGGGAACATATGCCAGAGTTAATTGCACAAGGAATCCATTAGTCTGCTGTTCTATCGCCACTTGCCCTACCGCTAGGCGCGGGTCGTAACTAACAATACGTGTAATATCATTAGAAATGATCATCTGAGTATCTTCTGTCAATGGTTCAAACAGCATATCCCAAATTATAGTGCCAAAACTTGGTTGCATTAGTTTCTCGCCCTTGCGAATGTTAAAATAATTAATCAAGTCTTGCTTTGCTAAATTAAAATCGTACAGTACGTACTTCTTAGAATTAACTTTAGTGCTGAATCCGCGGTATGTTGTCATATGTATATTTATTGACTGAGAACGGTAATTGCGTAACGGCCTGCATTATAATTACCCGTAGCGTCACCAACTCCGTTATACCTCCACGCATATGCACCTGTGCCGAGTGGAGTACTATGGCCTGGCGGTGAGCCTGCGCCTAATTTCCATCCTACATAAATCATACCTGCAACAACATCATCTGAGTCGGTATCTTGTATAGCAGTGCTACGTACTAAATCTCTGTGCAGATCGTACATAATTTGGTAGGCTAAGTGATCTTGTGCCACTGTGCCACTGAGTAGACTACTTAAATCTGTAATATTGTAATTATAATTTAAATAAGAGAGAACTGTACTACGGACAACCGTTGGGCGCCAGCAATGTTGATAATT